GCTCGAAGAGTGGCAGACTGACTCGCTCGCGGCTGCCGACGGCACGAACGCGCAGCTTGAAGGTGACGACGCTTCGTTCAGCACGCCTGCCGCGACGACCCGCGTAGGTAACTACACGCAGATCATGCGGAAGACGCTGGTCCTGTCCGACACGCTCGAGCAGGTTGACAAGGCTGGTCGCCGCAGCGAGCTCGCCTATCAGCTCGCAAAGCGTGGCTCGGAGCTCAAGCGTGACCTCGAGACGGTCCTTCTCCGCGCACAGGGCGGAAACGCCGGTGCAGCGGGTACGGCTCGTACGCTCGCCGGTATGAACGCTTGGCTCAAGTCCAACACCAACTTCTACACCACCGACGGTGCTGACCCGACGTACACGTCCGGTGTTCCGGGTGCGGCGCGCACGGACGGTGGAACGCTCCGCGCGTTCACCGAGACGATCGCTAAGGACGTCATCCAGAGCGGTTGGACGAACGGTGCGAACTTCAGCACGCTGATGGTCGGCCCGGTCAACAAGCAGCGGGTTTCGACGAGCTTCTCTGGGATCGCGACGCGGAACTACGATCTCTCGAACGTGGCCGCGAAGCCTATGGCCGCGATCGCTTCGATCGACGTCTACGTGTCCGACTTCGGGGTGCTCCGGGTCGTTCCGAACCGCTTCCAGCGTGAGCGGGATGCTTGGTTCATCGACTGGGAGTATGTCGAGCTTCGCTATCTGCGTCCGCTCCAGCAGACCAAGCTGGCGAAGACTGGTGATGCTGAGAAGCGTATGATGGTTCAGGAAGTTACGCTTTGTGTGAAGCAGGAAGCGGCGCTCGGCGGCGCTTTCGATCTCACCACGACTTGATCGGGTTAGGTGGGGTGTTCACGGTTCATGAATCGTGAACACTCCACCCAAGCTCGACTAAGCACCCATACGATGATATGTGAGCCGGGGGCAGGGTTTGTGTGGGGCCCGTGCGGTTGCCCCCGGTTTCACTCCACACACGAGGGACAGCATGCCTAGTATTAAACTACAGTCGGATCCGATTCGGAAGAAGACTACGACGATGCACATCGACCGAGGCGCGGAGGGTTACGTTCTCGAGTCGAAACAAGATGTGACCGACATCATCGAGCGAAACAAGGCTCGTATGGCGTTGGTCGATGAAAACGCTGGGTGGAATGAGTGGGCACAAGTGGCTGAGATCCCAGTCGAGGTCTGGTACAACCACCTCGTCCCTTCAGGTATCGCCAACGACGAAACCCGTCTGCGGAAGTGGCTCGACGACCGGGACAACCTCCTATTCCGGACTCGTCCGGGGCGGATGTCGAAATGAGACAGCCCGGTTCCCCGATCAACATCGCGATCTGCGTCCCGACGCACGAGAAGGTGGACGCGCTGTTCGCGTACGACCTCGCACAGATGATGGCCTTCACCGCCAGCGTGATGCCGGAGTCCTGCGCGATCGGTCTTCACATGAGTGTTGGAACTTATGTGCACAAGGCGCGGACTGAAATCCTCCAAGACGCCCTCGCCGCCGGCGCCACCCACATCTTGTGGCTGGACTCGGACATGCGGTTCCCCAAGGACACGGCCATCCGCCTGCTCCAGCGGCAGGTGCCCTTTGTCGGGATCAACTACTCCAAGAGGCGGATGCCCCCGGAGTACGTCGCGATCAAGCGGGTACCTCGTGAAGGGGACGATCCGACGGATGGGGAACATCTGGCGACGACCGATGCTTCGACAGGGCTCGAAGAGGTCGATGTCCTCGGTTTCGGTGTGTTCATGATGGACGCAACCGCACTGGTGAACCTCCCGGATCCTAATTATAATCCGTGGTTCTGGTTCGACAAGACGGAGCATGGAGCCGAGATCGGCGAGGACGCCTATTTCTGCCTCAAGATCGTACAGGATCACCTGAATCAGCGGATCTTCTGCGACCATGATCTGTCCAAAGAATGTGGACATATCGGGAACTTCGAGTACAAGCTTTACCATGCGGAGGCGACAGCCGAGGCACGGAAGGAGTTAGAGGATGGCGCTGGTCACTGATTACAGTTCGTTACAGACGCATGTGGCAGACGTCCTCAACCGGACGGATCTCACCTCCGTCATACCGAACTTCATCGAACAGTTTGAAGCCCGGGCGAAGGACGAGTCTCGCCTGCGGAAGCTGGTCGACCGAGGTACGGTTTCCATCTCCGCGGACGGCACGGCTTTGCCTTCAGATCTGTACTCAGTCGAAGCATGGTACCATGACGGTGGCACGTACTACGGGCCGATCACCGTCGTGGGCGCGGACCAGATCGGTTCGCTCAAGGCGACGTACGGCGACAGCGGCGTGCCGCAGTTCGCCGCGATCGTTAACGGCAGTGCCCGCTTCGCACCCGAACCTGACTCGACGTACTCAACGAAGATGACGTACTGGCAGGGGGTCACAAACCTGTCCGCGGCGAATACGACGAACTGGCTTCTTACCTCGCGTCCGGACATCTACCTCCAAGGGACGCTCGTCGAGGCGTGGGACTACCTGCGCGACGAGGCCCGGGCGGACCGGGCGGAGGCCAAACTCGAAAGACTTCTGGAAGGTCACCACCTCGCGGCTGTCGATGGTCAGTTCGGGGGCAACATCGGGGGCCGACAATTCCGCCCCATCGGAGGCTAGATGGCGACAAAGGATCCAACCACCAATTATTCATGGAACCTTCCGGCTGTTGGGGGTTCCGCGGGTGCGTGGGGTACGGCGTTGAACGCGATCATTGGGGATGACTCGACCGGCATTGACGCCGTTGTCAAGGCCATCTCCGACGTGGCCAACGCCGCTCTCGCCCGGGCGGGCGGAACGATGACAGGTGAGATCACTGGACACACCCAGACATGGGACCACAACGTGGGTGGGTCTGTTTCCGGCGCGACAAACGTCTCTTTAGACACGGCGAACAGCCACTCGTTCACGATCACTGCGGCGACCACGTTCAGCTTCACCGATGTGCCGTCGACCGGGAAAGCGGTATTCCTGACGATCGAACTGACGAACGGCGGCACCAGCGTCACTTGGCCCGCGGAGGTACAGTGGGCCGGAGGTAGTGCGCCCTCTCTGACCGGTAGTGGAACTGACATCCTGACGTTCTTCACACGGGACGGGGGCACCACGTGGTACGGTGCTCTCGCGATCTCCAACGCGTCATGATTCCGGTCTTCTTCGGTTTCGGCGCCGCGGCGGGCGCGGAGGAGGACACAACCCCTCCGACTGCGCCGCCGTCGAGCCCGTCTGCGTACTACTACGGTGGGTCCTCCGTGGGCGTACAGTGGACGAACGGAGACAGCAGCGCATCCACACAGGTTGGTTTTTCGACCAGTGACATCGTCGACCCGGCCAGCGTCACTGCCACCGTATCCCCGGGCATTACGAGCTATGAGACCGGACTGGGGGACCCCTGCTATTGGTACGTCCGCCACATCCGGAACGGCTTCACAACCGCGTGGGTACAGGCCCCGCATGAGGATGGATGTACAGAATGATGTTGTCCCCGATCCCAGAACTGAAAGTTCTGTCAGCCGTGGCGGTCAGCAGCGGTTTCGCGTCCTTCGGAGGAGCACTGGCTATGCTCATGCAGGATTCGGTTCTCAGTCCCGATACCGTCCTCATGCCTCTCGGGGTGGTGGTTGGACTCTTTGTAGCGTCGATCACCGCGACGGTGAAGATCGTGCGGGCGTTGGACAACTGGCTTTCACGTATGGGGCGAGTTGAGGAACGTGTGAGTCAGTTGGAGGAAACACATGAGGAAGAGTGACGGTCAAGAACTACACCCGGAGGCAGCATCCCGGGTCAGGAAGGAGGTGATCCGTTTCTACGCAGGACTCGCAGTCGCCGCGGCAGGGTTGGCGGCTGTGTTCGTACTCGAAGAGGTTTACGTTGGTTTCGCCGTCGCATTGGTCGGCGCGGGCATCGTGCCCTTCGAGAAGTTGAACCCGTTCAAGTGAGTCCATGGACATTCTCGGAAAAGTCGGTGAGTTGCTAGGTGGGGCCTTCGGCCTCGTCGACGATCTGCACACCTCGGACGAAGAAAAGCTCACCCTGAAGACCGGCCTGCTGACGATTCAGACAGCCGTAGTCTCGGAGGTCATCCAAGCGCAGTCGAAGATGGCCGAGATGCAGTCGAACATCATCGTGGCGGAAGCTAAGAGCACGCATCCGTTGACATCCATGTGGCGTCCGATCACGATGCTCACGTTCGTTGTCATCATCGTCCTCGCCCAGTTCGGGGTCACCGGGCCAGTCCCGGAGGACATGTGGCCCTTGCTGAAGCTAGGACTTGGTGGGTACGTGATTGGCCGCTCATTCGAAAAGACGGTCCCCAACGTCCTGTCTTCATTGAAATCGGAGGAGCGAGTCCAGTGACCCAGTTCGCAGACGCCACATGGCGTGACATGCACGCGTCGATGTGGATGGCCCGTATGGAAGCACGTATGCTCCATCAGGAGATGACCGGGGTCGATCTCGTCATCACGAGTGGCCGCCGGAAGAACTCTCCGGGCGGCTCATCGTTGCACGCCCATGGCCGGGCGATGGACCTCCGGGTCTGGTACCTCGACAGCGCACAGAACCAGCACCGGTTCGCGGACGAACTACAGCGTAGGCTCGGCCCGGACTTCGACGTCATCGTCGAGGGACCGGCGGCGCGAGACCCACGGTACCAAGCTCGTCCACCTCACATTCACGTGGAGTACGACCCCAAAGGTCGCCACATGGCAGATCAGGATCAGTAGATGACGTTCGTAAGAATTTCGGAGGATAGCCAACCTATCCGTACAACGGTTGTTTCGAGTGCGGGTACCGACCCTGACGGTTGGAAAACAGAGCCGGAAAGTATCGCACTGGGAGAATACAGCAACGTATCACTCCTCCGTAAGTTCGGTGCGAACGCCGACATCGACACCGCCACGGTCCCCGAGGATGTCTGGAACGCCGGCGGGTTATGGGTGCCACCTACCCAAGCGCGGACGCATACCATCGCGTCCACTGATGCCGCGGACACGATGCAGTTAACGATCTGGGGGTTGACGTCTTGGTCCGGGTCAGAGGTCAGTGAGACGATCACGTTGAACGGTGTCACAGGTGTCGGCACCGTCAACTCCTACGTTATCATCCACCGGATGCGTGTAGAAAGTGGCTATGCCAACGCGGGGGTCATCGACGCGACGGCGGACACCGACGCGACGGTCACCGCCCGTATCAATGCCGGCGAAGGCACGACCCATATGCTCATCTACGGCATTGGTGCTCCACAAACTCTCTTAATCACTTCCGCGGTCGTAGGTGTGAACCGCTCCCAAGCGAGCGGGTACGCAGAGTTTGAGTTCGACGTCAACTTCGATCCGACGGTTGATGTAGATGCTTTCCGTCTCATGGATCGCCGCACCGCGACGGCACAGGGTACTTCCGTTGTGGACATGCACTTCGATGACGCACCCCTCGTTATCCCCGGCCCGGCGATCCTCAAGGTTCGGGTCAGTGCTGTAGGCGGAAACGACACCCGCGTATTCGGCAACATCAACGGTTACCTCTACACCACCGCATAATGATTAAGAGACTGTGGGCGTCGCTAACCCGGCGCAAGGAAGTGTCCCCGCCGGTGCGGGTCGAGACGAGGTCGCCGTATCAGATCCTTAAGGACTTCCGTGCGGGCAAGAAGCGTTCGTTGCCCCGGGGTAAGTGCGGCGCGTAATGCCTTACATCAACATCACTCCTGAGCCCGGCGTAGTCCGCCCGGGCACCGTGTACGACGCCCGCGGGCGTTGGTACGAGACGAACCTCGTCCGTTGGGACGACGGGGTGATGCGCCCATTTGGTGGGTGGGATTTGATGGAATGGTCCTACGACGAGCCTGTGTCCGCCGCGATCTTGCACGATCAGGACGTTGGGTACGTGGACGACACGACGGACGCGAACGACGCGGGAACAGGGGATGTTGTCATACTCACCGCGACCCCTGCGTTGAACGACGCCTTTTATTTCGGATACGACTTCCGATTCTCCGAAGTCCTCATCTCACTGAGCACCGCGGCCACCGACGGTGCGATCACGTGGGAATATTGGGACGGGAGCGCGTGGTCGGCGCTGTCCGGTGTCGTCGATAACTTGAGCGCGACATACGGGTTCGACACGACGGGTACGCAATTGTCCGTGTCGTGGACTCTCCCGACGGACTGGGCGACCACGACGGTCAATTCCCAAGGCCCGTTCTATTACGTCCGGGCGAGAGTCTCCACCGCAGGGACCACGACCGCCCTCGCCGACCAGATCTGGATCGGTGGAGGACCCCTGCATGTGGACGAAGTCGTACGAGGTACGCACTCGTGGAGAAACAACAATGGGGTCCCATTCCTGGCGCTCGGGACTCCGGACAACGTCTACGCCCTCTCCGCGGGGCGCGTGTACACTGTCCTGACCTCTGTCGGTGGCGCAGCGGACGCGACAACGACCGCGGGTGCGTACGACGGTACCCCGGGCTATCCTTACGGGTCGGGCCTGTACGGGGTCGGAGACGCCGCGCAGGAAGCGGTGGTAGAAGCGCAGACGTACCAGATGGACAACTACGGCGAAGACCTCGTGTTTACGTCGTACGCGGACGGAACCCTCTACTACTGGGATACCAGCAACCCAACGGTCGCTGCTGCTGGGGTCTCAGGTGCTCCGTCGAACAACCTCGGGGTCGTCGTGACGCCCGAAAGGTTCCTCGTAGCATTGGGCGCCGGAGGCGACGGACGGAAGATCCAGTGGGCCGATCAGGACAGCCACACAACGTGGACCGCGGCCAGCACGAACCAAGCGGGTGATCTCTTTCTCCCGGGTAACGGGACGATCCTCGCCGGCTTGCGTGCAGCACGGGAGACGTTGATATGGACCGAGACGGACCTGTTCGCCCTGCGGTATGTCGGCGGGGCGTTCATTTACTCCGCGGTACCTGTGGGTCCTTACGGCGCGGCGTCCCGGAGGGCTATGGTCCTCGCGGCTGGCGGTGCGTTCTGGATGGGGTCCGCCGGCTTCTACGCGTACGATGGGACTTCCACCCCTCTGCCGTCGCCTTTGACGGACTACGTGTTCTCCGACATCAACGCCACCCAGATTTCGAAGGTCTGGGCGGAGCACCGGAGTGCGTACAGCGAAGTCCACTGGTACTACCCTTCAGGGAATTCAACGGAATGTGACCGCTTCGTGGTGTACAACTACGAGGGTAGGTTCTGGTATATCGGGCAGATGCCCCGGACCGGAGGAGAGGACGCGGGCGTGTTCGGATACCCGATCGCTGTCGACCCGAACGGGGCTGTCTACCAACACGAGACCGGCGAATCCTACACCGACTACGCGGGGACGGCGATCGCCGCATACGCGGAGACCGGGCCGATCGAGCTCGGACAGGGCGACCGCGTTCTGCACGCGCAGAAACTCCTGCCCGATGAGGCGACGCTCGGCGATCTCGACCTGACGTTCAAGGTCTCCTTCGCCCCGACGGCGACGGAGAGCACCTACGGCCCGTACACCGCGGCGAATCCGACCCCTGTCCGGTTCACCGGGCGGCAGTGCCGCCTGCTCGTCGATCCGGCGTCGGGTGGCAACTTCGACTGGCGCCTCGGCACCGTGCGGTTGGACGTCGAGCCCGGAGGTGAGAGGTGAGGTACATCGCTTTCAATGGAGAGGGTGACGAGCCTACATTCCGGTCCTCCGTGGAACGGGCCTTCGGCGAGATCGAACTGTTGGAGGTGCCGGTCATCCTCCCGCGGATCACCATCACCGACCAAGATGCGACCCCCACAGTGGACGGGTACGCCTACCTCGTCACCGCGAACACTGTCGCCACCACGATCACGGACTTCGATGATGGTGTTGTGGGGCAGGAAATTGTGGTCGAGATCGGCGATGCCAATACTACAGTGGACTTCACCGCGAGCGGGTTGAAAGGGAACGCGGGCGTCGACTGGACTCCGGGCTCCGGAGACTTCATGCGCTGTATATACAACGGGACAGAATGGCTCTGTTCCGTACACGAAATCTAGGGAAGACGATGGCAGATACTGATCTCGGGATTATCCGTACGGACACTGGTCGTTTCGTAGACAAAGGCAACCGTGTCTTCAACGTCAAACACCCGGACTTCGACGGCGGCGCGAAAGGTGACGGTAGCACAGACGACACCCTCGCCATTCAGGCCGCGTTCGACCGTGTCCCTTCCGGTGCGGTCGTGTACTTCCCCCGGGGCACGTACAAGATCACGGACACCCTGTCGGTCGCGACGAGCATGACCATCACCGGCGACGGTGTGGCTTCTGTCGTGCGACAGGACGGCAGCAACAAGGCCGGGTTCTCGGTGTCCGTCAGCGACGTCACCGTTCGGGACATCAAGTTGCAGGGGCCTCAGTTCGCGACATCACAGTCGAACGAGAGGGCGATCTACGCGCTCGGGGGAAGCTCCTCCGCGTACATCAACCACCTGCGGGTGGAGAACTGCGAGATCATCAACTGGGGCCGGTTCGGTATCTTCATGGAGTTCGTGGAGGACTTCTTCATCACCGGGAACCATGTCGAGGACGTCCTGTACGGGGGCATCTTCGGACAGTCCGTGCGACGCGGGGTGATCTCCGGGAACCGTGTGGAGAACATCCCCAACACTGGCGAAAGCTACGGGATCTCGTTGACCCGGCAGGGTGTCGCGAGTCTCTCGACCCACCCGCGTAGCAGTGATGTGACCGTGGATGGGAACGTGCTCCATAACATCACCGGGAAAACCGGACTGGACACCCACGCCGGTGAACGTATCGTCTTCTCCAACAACACGGTCCGCGGCTGCTATTGGGGCATCAACATCGGCCCTGCGACGAACGGGGTGAGCCCGACCTACGCGCCGCACGCCTGTGTCGTCACCGGGAACGTCGTCGACTCCAACAGGGAGTCGGTCCACGTTCAGGGGATGCAGTTGGCGGGCGCCGGTACGTTGACCGAGGCCGCGTCCGGATGCATCGTGTCCGGGAACGTCTTCTGGGAGTGCGGCGGGGACAACAGTGGTTCCGCGGCGAGCAACACTAGCCGTTGTCTCGACGTCGGCGCGACGGAAAGCTGCGTGATCGAGGGGAACGTCTTCGTCCGTCCGAGTCGCCAAGGGATCCTTCTGTCGGCGAACAACGAGAGCTTGGTGATCGCGAACAACACGTTCGTGGATGTCTGGGAGTCGACGGGCACCGGCAACGCGAACGCGATCATGGCGAACGGGAACAACAACAATGTCCTCATCCATGGGAACCGTTTCGAGACGGATCCGAACTACACGAACGCCTCGTTCGCTCTCACGGCGAGCCGGCGGTCGTACATCGGGGTCCGGACTACCGCATCGACGGGCATGGACATCAAGGTCCTCGGCAACCTGTTCGACACCTCCGGTGCGGACATGTTGGAGGACACTTCAGGTACGATCACTTCACTGGGAGACAGAGTGAGCGCCCCCGGGTCGGCTTCGGCCACCGGGTTCGCGGGACAGTGGGCTTCGGACGGAAGCTACTACTACGCCTGTACGGGGGTGGACACATGGCTACGCGTAGCCATCGCCACGTGGTAATGATGTACCCACCTGCCAGTGTGCCCCACTTGGAAGGCCTCGCCGCCGCGTTGGAACACGGCGGGGGTTCGCATAGCCTCGTACACGTGTTCGCGGCGATCGAACGAGGAGAGGCCCAGATGTGGGTCGACGGCGATGCCTGTATTGTCACAGAGGTCAATGACGCGCCCAACCATACGGAGTTACATTTCTGGTTGGGCACGGGTAGCCTTGACGATGTCCGGGCCTTGATCGACAAGCTGTTGGTCTGGGGCAAAGAGATGGGTTGTGACGTCGCTACATTCACGGGGCGACGCGGATGGACGAAAGTGCTGGCCGCTGACGGCTGGGAACTCACGACGGTCAGTATGGCCCGGAGGCTATGATGGGAAAGGACAAGAAGCAGACTCAGACTACCACCGTCGATCCCGCGTCGCAGCGGCATATCGACGCGATGCGGCGTGCCGGTATCGCCGCCGCCGGAGGTCTGACAGGACCAGTCGTGGCTGGTGCGGATCCTCGGTCGATCGCCGATCAGATCTCGCCGTTCATGAACCCCTACGTGAACCAAGTGATCGGGGGGCTCGGGCAACACTTCGACCGTCTCCGTTCACAGGCCACCGTCGGGGCGAACCAACAGGCCACCGCGGCGGGCGCGTTTGGGGGTAGCCGGCACGGCGTCCTCGAAGCGGAACGCCTCGGGGGTCTGGACCGTGCCCAGATGCAACAGGTGGGTGGACTCCTCTCAGGGCAGTTCAACACCGCCTTGCAACAGGGGCTCCAACATTCAGAGTACCTGCGTGCTCTACGGGAGCGGCAGATGCAGGAGCCGTTCCTCCGTGGACAGATGCAGCAGGGGCTCCTCGGCGGGTCCCTCGGCCCGACGGGTTCGACGACGACCCGGATCCAGCATGGGAACCTGCTCGGCGACATCGCCGGTGCCGGGTTGATGGCCGCAGGCATGTTCGCCGGTGGACCGGCGGGTCTCACCGCCGCCCAGAGCATGTTGGCTCGCCCAGGTGTGGGAGTCACAGGCACGCCGCTGGCGACCCCACGGCCCATAGGTGTCGGCGGAGGGCCGATCAACATGCCTACCGTGACCCCCTTGTATGGTAGAGGCTGACCCATGCCCGGACTCTTCG